CTAAATCTTGACATAGGACCAATCCAATTCCTTTATGGCTTTCTTCCGGTATTTCGCCACCATTGTATGGCTGATATGATATTTCATCATCAGTTCTTCCCACGTAGAACGCTCCACTACCATATCCCACATAATTTCCGGCAATTTCCCGGAAAACCCACGCACAGCATGTTCAAAAAAATCCAACTCTTCTTTTATCTGTCCATACTGCTCTGCAAGATAAGCAAACCACTCATCACTCATCCTGTCTGCCACCTTACGGTATGCAAGTGCTGCCCTTGCAGTCCCATCAGAAACACCGCTTGTCTGCACTCTTTCTCCTTCCGGCTTGGAGAAGGTAAGGGAGGATATGACGGTGTCATAATCAATTCCGTCACATCGGCTCAGCTGGAACTCCAATACCGATAGTTCTCTTTTCATTTTCAGATATTCCTTAATCATCCTTTCTGCTCGCACAGTTCACACCTCCAATCCTTGCCTTTACTGCATCTATGATTGCCGACTGCCCACAGTCCTTCTGTTCCAATGACCGCATGGCATCTTCGTCCAATGTTCTTTTGTTGATGATATGATAAATCATTACCGTTTCCCTCTGCCCCTGTCTCCACAGTCTGGCATTACACTGCACATATAATTCCAAAGACCACGTAAGCCCGAACCAAATCAAAATGTGGCCTCCGTCCTGTATGTTCAGTCCATGTCCTGCAGATGCCGGATGGATTGCTGCCACCGGGATTTTTCCTTCTTTCCATTTACGGATGTCATCTGCTGCCTTTAGAGGCACAGCCTTAAACCGCTGAATAATTCTATCCAAATCATGCTGATACCAGTAAGCCACCAACACAGGCTTTCCATTCGCCGCCTCGATCAAATCTTCCAATGCATCCATTTTCTTATCATGAATGTGGCGGACTTTGTGGTTCTCATCGTAGACTGCTCCATTTGCCATCTGCAGTAATTTCCCGGAAAGGGCAGCTGCATTGACCGCATCCACGTCCCCGTCTTCAAAAGGCAGAAGCATATCCTTTTCCATCTGACGATACAGCTTCTCTTCTTTTTCATCCATACGAACTTCCACCCGGTGATAAAGACACTCCGGCATGGAGAGGTAATCCTCTGCCTTTATGGAAATGCAGATATCAGAAATCAAATTGTAAATTGCTTCCTCTGCTCCATCCCTCGGCTTGTAGGAATAAATAATATTCCGGTTCCGTTTATCCGGAAGGAAAAATCTGTCACGGTAAGCACCAATATATCTTCCAAGCCTCTGCCCCATATCAAGAATTCCAATCTCAGCCCATAAATCCATAAGATTTCCCGGTGTTCCGGTCAGACCAACCACGCGGATTGCCTTCGGCCGGTACCGTCTTAGTGCTTTGAACCTTTTCGCCTGATAGGATTTGAAAGAAGATAATTCATCGATCACAATCATGTCAAAATCCCAGCGATGCTTCTCACAAAGCCACACCACATTTTCACGGTTGATTACATACACACTTGCCTTTTTTGCCAAAGCATCCAATCGTTCTTTTTCAGAACCGACTACCACTGACACCGACAGCCCTTTTAAGTGATCCCATTTTTCCAGTTCTTCCTTCCATGTATCCCGTGCCACACGGAATGGTGCTATGACCAGTACCTTTCCCACTTCAAAATAGTCAAGTTCCAATTCCCACAAAGCGGTAAGAGTAATGACGGTCTTTCCAAGCCCCATATCCAAAATCAAAGCACACGCCGGATGCTCGATGATAAACTCCCTCGCATAATCCTGATATTTACGTGGTTTGAATTCCATGCAGCACACCTCCAATCTGTTCCAATCCATCTATCACATATACCGAAAACCCCAATGCCTCCAATTGATGTTTTCTTTTTTCCTGTAACGGTCGCAGCTTTTTACCCGGTGCCTTTAATTCCACGAATGCACACTTCCCACCAGGAAGCAGAACGAGACGGTCAGGCACCCCATCGAAACCAGGAGACACGAACTTTACCGCCATGCCGCCCCTGCTCTTTGCCTCTTTTACCAGAGCCTTTTCAATTGCACTTTCTCGCAAAACCTCATCTCCGTTTCCCTTTGCTGTTTCCTCTTTCAAAAACTTCTATTCTTCCATATGCGTATATACGAGTGTATCCGTGTCCTTTTATACCTATTTTTTATTTATTAAATATAAGTGGAAACATTGGAAACAGCACCGCCACAGCCCTCTTGTTTGCTGGCTTCATGGCTGTTTCCAACATCTGTTGCCTACCGCCTTACCAATCACGCATGGAAACCATTCATTTGTTTCCTGCGGTTTCCTTTTTCATTCTTACAAACACCCTCTGCACACCATATCCGGGGATACGCAGCTTACCGGATGAATTACCTTCGTATTTCTTCCAGCCACCGATTTTCTGAATAATGGACTCCAACTCATAGGAATCCGTCTTTCGGAAATTCTGACGCTCCTTTCCAAAGCACTCACACCATACTTCCATCAGACAGAATCTTTCTCTGACTACCGTTCCGGTTCTTCCTTCTGCTTCGAACTCTCCACCACCAAGATAGGACCGTCTTTGGTACAAATCCATTGTGTCCCAGTCTGCCGGAAGCAAACGTTCCAGGTAATCCTCCACAATGCCTTCTCTTTCATCAGACTCCATCGCTTCCTGCTGTGCCACATAAGCCTCTGCTGCTTCCTTGCCTTTCAGATACAATTCTTCTCCATCTTTATAAATAGAAATTGCTTCTGCCCAAATCTGGTCTACCGTCTCAGGAGTCAGATCCCATCCCCGATACTTCCCTTTTCCAGTCAAATGCACAGGCCAAAAGCGTCTGTTTCCGGTAACATCACGCAGGAATCCGCCATCTGAGTTTGTACTTCCCACAATCACACATTCCCTCGGATGACTCTCCACCGTTGTTCCATATGACTGCCTGTATTTATCATCTGTCCGGGTAACAAAAGATTTTACAGTTTCCACATCTACCTTTTTGATACCCGCAAGCTCTCCCAATTCCAATAGCCAATACCCCTGCAGTTTCTCCGCAGCAGTTTTTCCATCCTTCATATCAGAAATCGTAAGGGAATCCGAATACCACTCCTTCCCTAGTTTTGCAAAGAACGTGGACTTACCGCACCCTTGCGGACCGTTTAAAACCAACACGGAATCGAACTTTATACCCGGCTCATAAATACGGGCTACCGCCGCTACCAGAGTTTTTCTCGTAACCGCACGGACATATGGTGTGTTTTCTGCTCCCATATAATCAATCAGCAGACTGTCAATCCTGCTGCATCCATCTCAGGATAACGTGGAAAAATACTCCTTGACCGGATGATAAAGTCTCTCAGACGATACCACCGCAAGCAAAGCATCCTTAAATTTGGTAGGCGACCAAATCCCATACACCCTTTCAAAGTACAGTTTTGCACAGGCAATATCTGCATCGCCCCATCCCTTTTTCACCTGCGCCCACGGTAATTCTCCAATAACATCCAGCGCATTCTTCAGCTGATTAAATACGATATGTTTCAAGTTCTCATCAAAACGGATAATTGTTGCAATATTGGAAAGTGTATCCTTTACCTTGCCCTGACGGTCCAAGTCCCGCATGGTCTGCCATTCTCCGATATCCGCATCAAATTCCTCACTTGCTGCCTTCTCCCTTTCCTTTGCCAGTGTCCTCTTTACCTGTTCATCCGACACCGCAAAATCGCTCATAGCCTTAAAGGATGGCAACTTCCCTGCATCTGTATCTTCGTCTGCCTTATCGTCCTGCTCCCCAAACTTATGGATACGCACAATGTCAAAAGCATTCAGTAGTTTTCCGCAAGCCGGATCAGTGGCATGATGAGAATAAGCAAACTTCCCTTCATAAATCACAACCCCCGCCTGTGAGTCAGCTGGAATATAATCAAATCGCTCCGGCATCATGCTTTCCTGATACACATCCGAAAGAAATAAACGAATTGCTTCTTCTATCGAATAGGTTCGGCAGAATGCCCCTACAATTCCTTCCTTCGACAATGGGTCCGCCTATTTCTTCATTTCCCTGCTGACAACTGCCTTTTGTCTGCTGCTGACAGGCCATGAAGAAGAATCCCTCCAGTCTGCATATCTTTCCAATACAGAATCCGGATTCAAAAACGCTCCCGGAATATCACGGTAAAAGAACTCCCCATCTGCAGAGGTGGAAGGCCAATACATGAGGCGGCTTGGTTCGTATGTTGTATCATCAAACAACTCTATACCAATATCCTCTGCTACTTTTCTTGCTACTGCTGCATATTCATCCGGCGATACCGTTCTTGACAATGGAATGATTAAACGAAGCCTTGGTTTCTCCGGTGTATGCTTATGGGTAGAGTAGATCAAGCATCTGAAATCAAAGAACATTTCTATCTGCTCTGCGATATCCTCCGTGGCATAGTCCATATCCAAAGTCAAACTAGAACGGAATAATACATTTGCTTTCTTTCTCCTACCGCCTTTCAACTTGCCAAGCACAAAACCACCCACATCTTTGATGGCATCCTGCTTTGCCTTGCTCATCTTCCGATACTGTTCCATCGTTTCACTGGTACGGACAGTATGAGAAAGACGCTCCAAAAACTCATCAATCTCCATCTCCTGTCCGTTCCACTTCTTTTCCATTCGGGAATTTCCTGTTGAAATATACAGTTTCATCCTGCAATCCCTCCTAATCCTTTTTATAAAATCTGCACTCGTAGCCATCGGCACGAAGCGGAAGCCCGTGTACCCAGGAAGGTGGCTCTGCCATAATCCGGCACACCTCTTCTACAGACGATTCTCCTTCCGGCACTTCCAATACCGCTTCATCGTGTACATGAAATACAATGGAGAATCCTGCTTTCTTCAACCGCATCATAGCTTCTGCCAGAATATCCCGACTGGTACCCTGCACGATATTCTCCACTAGCTTCGGCCCGTAAGTATCCATCCTTTCCCATTTCTTGTTTTCTCCCACACCCTCATAGGTCAGTCCGTCCCTGCCATATTTGTTGACACCCATTCTCGGTTTCACATAGGCAAGTTTCCTTCCAGACGGGAACATGGCAAACAAAATACCGGAAGCATACTGAAAACGAATCAGTCCGACCTGTGTTTCTTTCCTTTCACGGACTGCCCTCACAGCTGCCTCATCTACATCCCACCAAAACTGTGTGATATGCGGATTTGCATTTCTCCATGTAGATACCAACCCCGGAAGTTCCTCTTCACTAAGCCCCATTGCCAAGGCTCCCATTGAAGTCAATGCTCCGACTGCTCCTCCGTACCCAAGGGCCAGTTCCGCAATCTTTCCTTTCTGGCGCAACGGAGAGCCTTTTGTAATTTCCTCTATCGGAACTCCAAACATAGCAGATGCCGAAGCCTCATATATTTTTCCGTGTGTAGCAAATACATCCAGTCTCCACTGTTCCCCGGATAACCATGCCAGCACTCTTGCTTCGATGGCTGAAAAGTCCGCAACAATAAACCTGCATCCTTCTTTTGGAATAAATGCAGTACGGATTAATTCGGACAATACATTTGGTGTGGATTCATAGAATAATTCAAGTTCCTCGAACTGACCACTTTTTACAAGGGTTCGGGCAAGTTCCAAATCGTTGATATGGTTCTGTGGGAGGTTCTGTACCTGTACCAATCTCCCAGCCCACCGTCCGGTACGGTTTGCACCATAAAACTGCAGCAACCCATGTACCCTGCCATCTGAACACACCGACCGCTCAATTGCTTCATATTTCTTTACCGATGTTTTTGCCATGAGAAGGCGAAGTTTCAAAGCCTCCAGAACTTCCCCATCTGCTTCCTCAATCAATTCTGCCACCGCACCTTTGGACAGACTGTCAATCTCCACTCCTCGTTCCGAAAGCCACCCTTTCAACTGCGATACAGAATTTGGATTCTCAAGTCCTGTCACCTCATAGGCACGATTCGTCACAATGTCTTTATGTAACAGGTCACAGGTAATCGACTGTTCTACCAATTCCCTGTCAACTAAAACTCCCCTGTCGTTAATTTCCTGATCCAAACGATAAAATGCCAACTCGGATTCCGATATCGGGAACTTATGCAGTTTCTGCCGGATACCTTTTTCCACATCCACATCACGAATACAGTACGTCTTAAACTGCTCCCATTTTTCCGGTGCATGACATGGAAGGTTCCTGCTCCTGCCACCGTTTGTTTTGGTCGGTTTACAAGGCACACAAAAATAGCGGATTAAGTCCTTACCTTCCTTCAACTTTTGCTCAGAAAGCCCCAGAACCGCCCCAACACCCTCCAACGAAAGCGGAAGGGCGAGCATGGCCGACTGCACTGCAGTACAAACCCACGATTCGGGAGATAAACGGACTCCCATATATTTTGAAAGACAGGTTCGTTCAAAATTGGCATTGAACGCTGTCTTAATGATTCCCACATCAGACAGGGCATTTTTTATTTCTTCCGTCAGCTGTTCGCCCTGTGCCAAATCAATAATCTTTGTTTCTTCATCATCAAAGCTGTATGCAAACAGCAGAATTTCAAATGCAGGACTGTCCGCATAGGCATATACCCAGCACTTGATTAAATCCACATCGGAAAAGGTCTCTATGTCTATTGCCAGTGTTCTGTATCCTATTTCGCCCATGCGTAACTCCTTCCCGACTTAATTTTGCTGACGGTCTTTCTAGAAATCCCCATACTGTCAGCAATATCATATACATGTTCCTTATTTCCAAGCCTTTCTCTGACTTCCCTTACCTGGCTCTGATTCAGAGGAAGAACCTCCTCCGGCAGCCTTCTCCCCTGAACATAACGGAACAGCCTTTTGTATCTCCCCATATTACTGATCTGGTATTTTCCTTCCAGTCCGGGAATATCTGTCCATGTCTCTTTCATTAAAACAACTCCTCTATGTATGGGCGGCATACACCGCCCTTATCATTAGCCGAGGAAATCTTCATCCTCTACCGCTTCAAAATCATCCTCTGCATTGGTGCGGCTACTGAGTGCTTCCCCGTCCTTCAGTTTCTGGATATTTCCAAGTCCTGCTGCCACACCACGGTTACCATTGCTGTTATAACCATAGAAGTTTACGCTGATTCTTCCGTAACAGCCGGAATACACTTCTGTCTGATCCATGATTGGCTGTACCTGCTTATCAACTACCTGCGGAGCCTGTCTGCTGTTGGCATTGAAGAAATAACAGCCTTTGTATGCTTCATCCTCTGGTCTGTCAATGTCACCATCACGCAGAGGAAGCTTCAGATTCGGTGGAATCTTGCCACCCCACTTTGACAAAGATTCCTGCTTTGCAGCTTCCACAGCTGCCTGAATCTTCTTAATGGTTTCCTTATCAGACTTCGGGATAATAGCAGATACGCTATACTTCGGCTCGCCTCCATTGATTGCCTCCGGCTCCCAACAATGCAGATAGGAAAATCTGCACGGTACAATTACTTTGGTCGGTGTTTCATTCTTACTCATTTATTCATCCTCCTTAAAATCCGCCTCAGCGGTTTCTGTTTGAATTGGTGGTCTCTTATCGGATTCCGGCACTAAGGTGGTCTTGCCTTGCGGCTTATACACCAGATTGCCCAGTATCTTCTGAAAATCTTTTTTGCCCATCAGCTTCTCCATCTCCGTGATACCAATCAGAGACTTCTTGTAAATGTCCTCATATCCGGCTGCTTTTGCAGCATCAGCCACTTCCTCTTCATTGACATATTTACGGTTACTTCTGCCTTCTACCAGTTTGAATCCGTTCCATACCCTTCCGTGTGTAATCGCTTCATCCTGTGCATAGGCATAAACATCTGCAGACCACTTAGCAAGTTCATCCGCCACCTTCAAAACCTCTGCGATTTCTTCCTCTGACAAAAGTTCCGGTGGTTTGAACTCCATTTGTGCCAATCGCAACTATTCTTCTGCTCTGGCACGGCAGGTATTTTTCGCTTTACAGAAACGACACCAATCTCCAACTGCAAACTCTCCTTCGCCTTTGGCTGCCATCTCTGCCTTCGGCATCAACTCCTGCTCTGCCCATTCCATGAGGTCATGAACCGTAATTTCGAAGGTGCTGACATTTTCCAGTCTCGGCTGGTGGATGGTCATGTTGACCTTTTCAATGTCATAAAGGGAATCGAACAGTTCCAATGCTCCCAAAGAATATAAGAGCATCTGTGGATTCCATTCTGCAGATACAGCAATGCCTTTTCCGTACTTCAAATCCACAATGTATAAAGTATCATCCAATACGATGACCAAATCTCCGGTACCGAATCCTTCCGGCACCCATCTGGGAAAGTCCAGTCCCTGCTCAATCATCACTACCGGATCACTGCATGACTGTTTCGCCTTTTCAATCTGCTCCATTGCAAAGGACACATAATCATCTGTGCATTCTTCCATCTCGTCATAGTCATAATCAGATACCGGACGTTGGGAACGCTTCTTAAGAAACCGTTTCAGCTTATGCTCTGCAAGAGCATGGGCAGCAGTTCCCTCCGCTGCGTAGATACTTTCCTCGTCCGCAAACTGCTTCTCCAACAATGCAGATGGGGTACAGTTCATCCATCGTTTGGAGGCAGATGCGGATAATATCGCATGCTGTCCCATTAAAGAGCCTTTGCATCACGAAGCAAATCTGCATATTTCTCCGGCTGTACCCCGGATAACTTATCTGCCCCATACTTTTGGATCAACGCTTTGACCTGCTGCGTTTTTCCATCCTGCGATTTGGATGCCATGACCGCACGGACCTGTTCAATGGTAATGGCATTCTCTTGTTTCTCCTGACTCTTCTCATTTCCGCTTTCTTCATCCTTCTGCCCTCGTTCTTCTTCCTGATTTTTACTACAATTACATGAATGTGCCTTTCCTGCGAGGGCACGGACTCCTTCCGAAACCGCCAAAAGACCATCTGCAATTTTCAACAATTCCTCGCTCTTAAACTGCTCCTTTCCACAAATTCTCCGTTTTGCTTTGAAAAATACCGAATGGGAATTCCTGCATGGTCAGCTTCCGCAATTTCCATACACATGCCTTCACTAATCACTTCTTCGAATACCCATACTTCCCGGCACTCTTTCAACAATGAAAGTCCAAACTGAATCCCTGCCATCCGTTCCTGAACATCACTTTCCTTTAGGAACTGCGGAAAATACAAATGAGGCACTACCGGAAGACAGCCTTTTTCATAGGCAAATCTGGCATATTTTCTGGCAAGCTCCACATTCTTCTCTTCCGCTCCCCGGAACGGACTGCAGATAAACATCATTTTCAAATCCTTTCACCTCCATCTTTCAGGCAGGACTTATTTCTCTGCCCTTTTTGTCAAAGCGAATTCGGAAAGGATGCTGTTCATCGTAGCGAGGTCTTCTCCTGTTAAATTTTCTGAAAGCCTTTTCAACAGTTCCTGCTGATCTGGTTTTAAATACTTACGTCCAAGATAATAACCATCGGCAACCCTGACTCCTCCACCATATCTGCCACGCACGGTTTCAATCGGATGGGCAAGTGTCAATTCTTCGATATCGGTCCGAATTGTACGGGTTGTAACATTGAATTCCTGTGCCAGATTTTCCATCGTTTCCTGACGGCGCACACACAGAATTTCCAATATCTTCTGCCTACGTTCATTCGCTTTCAACAC